CGACAGAAATTACTGGATCTTGGATTAACTGAGGCCCAAGTAGCGGCGTTACTCGGCTGATGACAGACGTTGGTATCGAAGAAGTTATTGCTTCTTTGAGTGAACGTGGGCAGATGGAATGGGAACTCGCTTTGATGCGGGTTCACATTAAACAGCTTGAAGAGAACCAATGCACGGAAGATTGCAATAAGTGTGGGACGAAAGAGCCCTAAAGTAGGAGGCTACGGTGGGAATTGGAGTTATTGATCCGCAAATAGCTAATAGAGTGCGCTCTCGCAGAAGGGCTCGCTCTAATCAGTCTTATACTGTTCCTAACCTTGATGGTCGTACTGGGGTTACAGGCTCTACTAAGCGTGGGGCTAATGTTGTTGATGCTGGTGAGCGTGACGCTCCTAAGTTCCCGCCTGCGTTTACTGGTAAAGGCACAAGTAGCAGTGATGCTTTAGGAAATCTTGAAGGTTTGACAGCCCAGTATGGTGGGAGTACTGGTTCTGCTTCTCGTCGTGCTGATAACAAGATTGCGATTGCTGAGTTAATCGCTGAGAATAAAGCTAAGAATTCTTTGGGTGATCATATGCGCCAAAATCCTTGGGCATATGGAGAAGGTAAGTATCGAACAGAGTCTACTCCTGGGTTAGATGCTGCTATTGATTTTGGTGTTGCTCAGCGTACTCCTTCTAGTCTTGGGCAGGGTGGCCCTACGATGACTGATTTGGAGTCGTATGCTGTTGACAGCGCTCGCGGCAGCGGAAGCGGAAGTCAGACTGATGGTGATAGGGCTTTAGATGCGATAGAAGCTGACTTGATGTCTGGTGGCCGTGAGTTTGGTGATTTGCGGACTTTGCAAGGGGCTTTGGTTAAACTTCGTGGTTCTTTGAACGCTAATGAATTGCAGCGTTCTCGTAGGTTGGAAGATTTTGCTTTGGCGCTCGATCAGTATCGACGCCAAGCAGATCTTATGCGTCGTCAACTTCCTGGTGGTTTTAATCGTCGTGGGATGTTGAATAGCGGTCAGTTTGATCGTGGTATGGGTGAGTTTGAGGCGCAGGTTATTCGTGACGAATTGTCGCAGCGTCATAAGTTGCAGCGTGTGTTGCAGGATCTTGGTTTTGCTGATCGTTCTGCTGGTTATGAGTTTGATGAAACTATTCGCGAGAATGCGATTGGGGAAGCGTTGGCTTCTGCTAGAGCGGCAGCCAATTTCTCTGTTGCTGGTTTAGATGGTGGTTATTCGCCTGTGGGTGAGAACAAATGGAATCAGTATGGGGATAGTTACATGGATGCTTTGAAGAAAAGCATTTACGGTTAGGAATTGATATGGGTACGAATCCTAAAGGTGGACTGGGAGATATCGGCGGTTTTCTCGGCGGTCTTGGGAATGCCGCATTAGGTTTATTCTCTGGGGATATAGGCAAAAAATCTACTTGGGGTGGGAATCCTGGACCTAGCAGTGCATCACCTGAGGTTGAGGAATTTCTTGACCCTCAAATTGCTGCTCAACGAGATAGGGCTGCTGCTGAACGGATAGCAGGTTACAAAGAAGGTGCTGATGGCCCGTTTATGGGTCCTTGGGGCTCGGGGCAATTTGGTCCTGGCCCTGGGTCGAGTACTGCGGTTAATCCTGAGTGGCAGCAAGAAGGTTTCTTCTTGCCTGAAGATAATGTTCCACGTGGCCGTTTCGATGATTTGCTAGATCTTTACGATCAGATGCATGCTTCTGATACTGCGGCTGCTCAAGATTATTACAACACCATTCAACAATACATAAGTGGTGCTGGGTCTGGTCGCGCAGGTCAAATACGGTCAGACACAAATGCTATTAATCGTCAATTGGATAATGTGTTTTCTGCTACTGAGGATCGAGATAAGAACAATGATCTTCGATTTGAAGCAGAGTTTCAGACTGCTATTGACGGGATGGAAGATACGCAGGAAGCTGCGGATCTTCGTTTAGGGACTTGGGGTATTGACCCTCAACGGTGGACTGCTGGTGCTGGTGCTGAGACTGCTGCGTTGTTGACTTCGCAGGCTCAGAATGGTGCTCGTTTCGCTAACGAAATGGGTGCCATTATGAAGATGGCTCATGGTATGGCTACTGCTCGTGTGAATCAAGGTATGGCCGCTGAGGCTCGTAATCTTGCTAATACGGTTTCTCAGTTGGGGTTGCAAGCACAGCTTCAATTGAAGTCGAACATGCAAGCAATTGACCGAGAGCTTGTTATGAATAAGATTGGTGTTGAGCAAGCGTCACTTGCTATGAATGCTGCTAATAGTCAAGCTGAGGCTGACGCTGCTGCTGCTTTGAATGCTTATCAGGTTATGGCTGCGGCTACGGACACTAGTTCGCAGTTATGGCAAGCTGCTGATCAGCTTCAGTTATCTGATGATTTGTTTGAGCGTACACCAATGATCCCTCAGATTCCTGACAATACTCGTCCTTGGGGCGGCACGATGATTACGCCAGAAGGTTTCGAGCAAGGTTTTGAAGCCTTTTATAATAGCCCCGCAGAGTTGAGAGAACTTTTAGAAACATATTTGGCAATGGACAAAAACGCCTGATAGGAAGCTATGGTTGACCGAAGAGACATGTTGGCGGCGATAAAGCCGCCTCCTTCCATAGATCTTTCTCCTGATTCTGGGCATATAGATTTAAGTCCAGATGTTCCAATTGAAAGCAAAGCTTCTTCAAATATTTGGGGTATAGATCTAAGTGTGCCAACACCTCGCCCTAAAGGGGGCGGAGGTTTTCTTGGTCCTTTAGGTAAAATAATTGACATTGTTGATACGCCTCGTGCGGCGATTGTGTCAACGGCTAAAGAAATAACTGACTTGTTGCAGGGCGAAGGTTTTTCGCCTACTGATTGGTGGAATCAAACTTCTGACAATTATATGGTCGGTCAGTTTATGCAGGACGAGGGGTGGGGTACGGGCACTGGCTGGGACATAGCTATTGGGTTGCCTTTAGATATTGCTCTTGATCCGTTAACGTATTTGACTGGTGGTGCTGGAGCCGCTGCTCGTATTGGTACGTGGCGAAAAGCTTCTGATGCTTTACGCAAAGCTGCTGATGCGGCTGATGCTGCTGGAGATGCCGTTAAAGCTAAAAGGTTAAATGAGTCCGCTGTCAGGGTAGCTAAGAATCGTTCTATTCTTTCTGGCGGCGATGATTTAGCTGAAATTGGTTTGAATCCTGCTGGTATGGGCTTTACTGCGTTTGGCACAGGTCGTGTTGGTCGTAAACTTGTTGAGCCTCTTGCTAACCGTGCGTCAGGGGGCAGGTTTAGTCAATGGGCTGACGCTAGAAGGATTAAACAAGTACCTAAGTATTTGTTAGATGATGCTGCGTTTGATCTTTCTAGCGCTACTCAGCAAGGTCTGAAAAACCAAGAAGCGGTTTTGACGACTATGAAGAATATACGGTCTGGTCAAGCAGTAGGGAATGTTTCGCCGCAAGTTAAGCAAGCAGCGAAGCTTGCGGCAAGCATGGCTGTTGATGTTGGTCCTCGCTTAGGTAAGGGAAGTGCTTTGTTTGGGCGCACCATTGCTATGGGCCCTGGAAGACTTTTTAATACAGCAATTGCTAAGACCCCGTATTTGAGACAGATGTCTCTTGCTTTGAGCGGTGATTCTGGAGCTTTTAAAATGGCTTCTAGAGGTTACGGTCTGGAAGGCGAGAAATTAACTGATGGCGATATTTTGTTTCAGATGCAGGCTTGGGACAATCTTGATATAGCGAAAGACGCTGAAAGAGGTTTCAATGTTGCTTTCGGAGATTTAGCTGCAAAGACAAGAAAAAGTTTAGATGATATTAATGAAGGGCTTAGGACAAAAGGTCAGCCTGAATTAAGTACTGAAGATTTTATGGTTCTTAGTGGGCAAGAAGCTGCTGAGAATTTGAGTGAAGCTCAACAAGTGGCTAGTGGTTTGCTCGTAGGTAGCGACAGAGCTAATGCTCAAAGAATTGTTCAAGCTTTTTGGAGAGATGCTCGTGAGCAATTTAATGCTCACGTTAGGGGAACTGATCAGTTAAGCGACGTTGGGCAGTTTGAAGAAATGGTTAGCGAGGCTTATGCTGCTCGTTATCTTGATTTAGATGATCCTGTGGCTCAGGTTGTGGGTAACACTAGAGATTCTTGGACTGCTCCGTTGCCTGAGTCTGGGCGAATGAAAGGCAGTCCTTTTCAGCCTCGGACTTATGTTGCTGTTCCTGATGGCCCTAATCAAACAAATATTTTTATGGGAGAAGAACTTGTTCCTCCAGCGCAACATCCTAAAGGTTTAGGTGTTAGGGAACAAATGGTTGAAATTGGGAAACGTGTTTACGGTTCTGAGTTTCAAGACATATTTAAGAAAGATTTTTTTGAAGTTATTCCTAGGTACGGCCAAGACTTAGCTCGTCGTGTCCGTCATCAACGATGGTTTAACGAAAATTTAAGTTCTGGTTTGATTAACAGAGCAACTGTTGATCAAGGATCTGTTCGTTTTAATAGAGATTTAGCTGTAAATTTAGAAAAGTTTCTTGCTAAAGCTCGCAAAGCAGAAATGCAGAAAGCGAAACAGTTAGGCCGCAGTCGTTCGTTGGTTGAGAAAGCTCGACAAACTGCGGTAAAAGCTAGGCCTGGGCAAGAAGAAGAACTTGTTGGGGTTCAGAATTTGTTGGTTCGTTTAGACAACGAAGCTCGTGAGATAAGCAAGATTGCTAATGGGTTAGAAGAAGCTCTTGGGCTTACCGATCTTTCGGATGAAGCTCGGGATGTTCTTGTCAGGATTGCTAACGGAACGTTTGATTCTGCTGACACTGCTACGCCTATAGGTTCTAAAGTATTTCAAGAGATTGTTTCTGTTGTTGAACCAGCGCAACAGCGTTTGTCGATGTTGCGTAATTATCAGCGTCAGTTGCAAGAAGTTTCTGGTGGTGTGCAGGCTATGTCTGCGCCTGGAGTTGCGTCTAGTTTAGGTGATGCTCAGATCCAACGTTTCTTGACAAGGTTGGATCGAGAGATCAGCGATTTAGAAGAAGTGTTTATTGGTCTTAATCGTGGGCTGATGCGGGGTGCGGAGAAGGGCGAAGAAGTTGTTGCTATGAAGTCGATTGTTAAATTGACTGACGATATCAACAATCCTAAATATCCTATTTCGTACACTACGACTCGTGTTGAGGGTCCTGCTCAGGTGCAGCGACGGGTACGAACGATGTCTCCTGAGCGTGCTGAGAGTTTGCGTGATGTTCGCACAACGAAGCAGCCTGATCAGGCGATGAAGCAACGACGTGAAGCTGGCAGGTTTGCTTCTGGTCAAGAACCTGATTTGCGTCCAGAGTTTGTTTCTGGCGCTGTTGAAACTCCGCCATTGACGAGACACACAATTCAGACTCCTAATGAAACGTTTCATGTTGATCGTTACATTTCTCCAAGTGCGGGTGATTTAGGTTGGCAGATTTCTGGGGAAAGTCTGGAAGCTGGGCATCCTCTTGCTGGGGGCAGCAAGGTGTATGCCAGTTTGGGTGAGGCTTTGGATGAGGTGTACTCTCAGCTTGGCTACGTCAAGGTGCAAGATAGATTGCCGAATGGCAAATTTAGTGGCAAATATTTTGTGCGAGAGGTAACTGTTCCTAAGGATTCTCCGTTGTGGAGAACTCAGTCTGGTAAGTCTTGGGCAGAGCGTATGGAGAAGATGGGTCAGCTTTCCAATCAGCTTGATGCTGAAGCGCTGATTGCTGGTAAGTCTGTTGAAGATGCTGAAGATTACATTCGAGGGCTGGTTCGAGAGTTAGACGGTTCCGATACTGTTATTGGTTTGCAAGACGAGATTGCTCGTTTGCGTGCTTACAACGAAGCGCAGCAGGGTTCACGTCATTGGTTTTATGAACTTGTACAACAAGCTCCTGCTAGGGAAGCTGGCGAGGCGAGTCTTTGGCCTCCTCGCTCTAGGGCTATTTGGCGTAATGCTGATGGTACAGATAAAACGATTTATGAGGTTGGGCAGGAGTTGGGCCTTGATGATGCGACGATAGCTAAACGCTATGTCGATCAGCACAGTCGAGTTGTTAAGACTCGTGGTCCTAAGAAAGCTCAGTCGAAGAAAACGATTAGGGCTCAGAAGAAGGGGCGGCAAGAAGCGTTTGAGGGCGCTGGTGCTCCGCAGACTCGTTTGGCTCCTCGTGAGTTTAGCGATGACTTGACACGGATTACGAAGAATTTGGAAGATGATATGCCGTGGCGTCAGTTTGACGTTGAACGGAATGGTTTCTTTCAGGCTCAGGGAAGGCCTGTGCCTCGGGCTGTTACTGATGTTGAAGAGAAGATGGCTTATCTTCAAAATACTTATAACAGGGTTCAACAAAAGATCGATGAGGCTGCTAACAGGGCTGCGAAACTTAAAGATGATATTGCGGCTGCGGAAGCGAGAGTTGCTGCTAGGGAAGGCGACTACGAGTTTTTGGCTAATGAAATTCACATTGCAAGACAAGCTCAGCATGCTGAACATATGAATCTTGTTGCTGAGATGAATCGAATGAAGAATTCGGGCAGTGTAGATGATTGGTTGCGTACGGCAGACAATGATGATGAAGCGATGATGTATGTGATGCAGAATCGCGGAATGTACACAGCGTTTTTAGATGCGTATGGTGAAGCTCAGTCTAACTTTATTCAGTCGTTTAGGAATTTAGATAAGAAGTTGACTCCTTCTGGCGACAATTATGCTGTTGGCGGATTGAGTGATGCGGGTTATAACACTTTGGAAGCAGGGATTGTTGCTGGCGCAAAGCTTGGCGATTACCAAGAAGTCAAAAAGTTTGTTGAGCAATACCGCAAGATAGCTAACTGGTGGAAAGCGCAGGCTGTAAGTACTCCAGGGTTTATTCTTCGCAACCTTATGGGTGGCTTGTGGATGAACTCTGCTCTTGCTGGTGTCGAAATGGGCACGCACAGCAAGGTTATTGCTATGGCTAAGGCTGCTGCTTTAGAAGGTAACGGCAACGTTATCGATGGGGCTCGCGCTTTGTCTCAGGCGAATGGTGCGAAGCTTTCTGGTGTTGCTGGTCTTGGCGGTTTCCGTCGTGCTAGCGCTTACGACTTTGAAGTCTTTGCTGAGCTTTTGGAAAGCGGTGCTGTTGGTAGCGGTCAGGCTTGGTCTGAAGTTGCAACTGCTGTTTCGCCTACTGCTACTGCGCCATTTGCTCGGGAAATTAACAGGTTTGGTCGTGTAAGATCTGGCGCAAAAATGGCTATGAGTGATGAAGCTACGACTTGGAATCCCTTTAGCGCAGATTTCAAAGGTTACGTTGGAGTTAGGGGCCAGAACGAACGTGCTGAGTTTATGCTTCGCGCTGCGTTAGGGTTTGACACAATGATGAAAGGCGGCAACAGCGTTGACGCTGTGCGCCAAATAAATAAGTATCATTTCGATTACTCTGATCTGACTGATGTTGAGAAAAAAATTAAGGATGTTATTCCTTTCTACACTTGGCAGAAGAATGTTATTCCTGTGTTGTTGGAGTCAATGGGGAAGCGTCCTCAGGCGTGGAGCAATTTGCTTCGTTGGAAGAAAGAACTTGAATTACATTCTCCGCAGCAAGGTTTAGTTCCTGATTACTTTGGTGAGAACATGGGTATTAGGTTGCCGTTTAAGATTCCTGGGATGGCTGGTGGGCGTTTGTACGCTATGCCTGATCTTCCGTTTAGGAACTTGGCGATCTTTGCGAAGGAACCTACTTCTCCTATTCGTGTTCCGTTAGAGTCTGCGTTCCCTTGGGTCAAGATGCCTGTTGAGATTTGGGCTAAGAAGCAGTCGTTTGCTGATATTCCGTTTAGCGGAAGGTTCCAACAGGTTCCAAGTTGGGGCAAGATTCCTGGGTTGATGCCGATACTAAGCGCTATGGGTAAGGCTCAGAAGAATTCTAAGGGTGAGTGGGTGATGCGTGACAATGATATTTATGCTGTGGATCAGTTCTCTCCTGTGTTGGGTCGTATGCGGAGGCTTATCCCTAATGAAAGCGCTAAGCAAAGACGTTTGATGCAGACTTGGGTATCCACCATGTTTGGTGGCGGGTTCCGTGTTAATGATCCTTGGGAAAAGAAGTCGCAACTCATTAGAGACAACACCAGTTTCGCTAATGAGTGGCGTGATATCATAGATATCGAAACAAGGAAAGTGTAGCGTGGCCCTTACCATTATTTCTCGGTCGGGTTGGGAAGCCCGACCTCCTAAGAAACCTTTTACGAAACTGAAGCGGTGGCGGATTAAGGGAATTGTTTTGCATCATAGCGGTGTGAAGAATGGCCCTACGGGTGTGACTGCCGTTAAGCAATATGAGCGTTTCCATATGGATTCTCGTGGCTGGAAAGCTATTGCTTATAACTGGCTTGTAGACGAGAAGGGTGTTGTTTATGAGGGCAGAGGTCCTGGTATTCAGTCTGGTGCTACTAAGGGTTGGAATAGTCGTACTGAGTCGATTTGTTATACAGGTTGGGGTGCGGCGAAAGTTAGCAACCAAGCTTTAGTTTCTATTAAGGCTTTGATTAACGACATTCAGGAGCGTTACGATCATGGACTTTGGGTCAAAGGACACAGAGACTTGGGTAATTCAACTTGCCCTGGTAATTGGCTTTATGACTGGCTTCGCGCAGGGATGCCCGTCGATGAAGGAGATTGGGCTCAGATCGACTGGGCGTCCATCACAGCGCATTTAGACAGGTTAAAGGGGGTAGTATCACACTCCCCCCTCTCCGCTCGCCGTAGGAGCCGTGGAGCGGCTGTCAGGGCAGTTCAGGAACGCCTAACTGATCTAGGTTACGAACCTGGGGGTATTGACGGTATATTTGGTCGAAACACAACTAAAGCAGTTAAAGATTTCCAAAGAAAATTTGGATTTTTAAAAGTTGACGGTGTTGTAGGTATGCAAACTTGGGATGTCTTGTTTGCATAAGTGGGCCAAAGTTACCTTATTATAGGAAGCGAGATACAAATGTCCGAAGAAACAAAACAGCATAAAGATTCTTCTTCTGTTGACAACATGCAAGCAATGGGAATGAAAGCTAAAGAAGCAGCTTCGTTCTTACGTTCAACAGCATTAGGAAATCAGAACTCGGGCGGACGCCCGTTTGGGAAGTGAAATGACTGAAGGTTCAGCCAAGAAACCATTTGACTGGGGCGATTGGATCGAGCGTTCTGTTTGGACTGCGGTCGAAGCAGGGCTCGCCATTCTTGTTGTTACAGACGTATCCAGCATGAAAGCTGCTGCATCAGCAGCGGCAGCGGCTGGCATAGCGGCCTTGAAGTCGCTAGCCAAGCAACGTTTGGCTCGGTGACACTCGTGGGTGACGACGAGGCTCTCGATGACATCTGGGCAGATTGGATGGCAGAAGAGGGTTTAGAGATCGAAGAAGAAATCGAAATCACTCTTTTAGAATCTCGTGGCACCCTCGACATGCAAGACGGCACTCATGCTCAATGGTTAAATGGTGACCTTGGGGTGCTATTTACTTTTAGTCCCGAAGAAGTTTCTGATATAATTGACGCTTGGGATGACGCTGTTGGAGGCAACCTGTTGGCCTTGACCAGTTTGATGAACTGGCTTCAAGGCTTTACAGCTTTTCTTAATACTTGTGTCAACGCAAAGTCAAACTTGGAAGATTAGTCTTTGAGTTTTTTCCACACAGCTTCATGCTGAAGGAGATTATGACGGACTTTAGCTGCAAGCTCATCTCTTCTGCGTGCCAACGTAGTCTTAGGGATGTCTAATACCTTTGCGACGAAACGCAGAGATAAGCCAACATCTACAAGCATGTGGTATAGCCATTGTTCATCGTCGCTTAAAGAGTCAAAGACTCCTTCAACGGCATCTATTAAATCCCCTTCATCTCTATAGACGCTTTCCCAAGAAGCAGAAGGTTCCTCGAAAGGGGCGGCGCTCATAAGAGCTTCCGCCTCTGTTTCTGGAATGTGGTAGAGCCTTACGGCTCGATACCATTCTGTGTCAGTTACCGCTACTCGCGACCTTTGCGGTCGCAGTGACGGAAACTTGTAATCTTTTAACGCTTGAAAGAATGCTTCAGGATCAAATTTGTCATCCATCGTCCCAGGGCAATAGTTTTGAGCTTATAGAGAAATAAGCTTTGCCCTCAGGAAACTTCCCCAACGGTACATCTTCTTTATTAATGATGTTTACCATTTCGCTGTATGTCAACGCAGCAAAATTCTGTCGGGTTGATGACCAAATCCAAAAGTACAAGTCCATTCCCGAGTGATCCCACCAAGACAACGCAGATATCTTTTCTAATTTCAATTTCAGCGGCGTTTTGCCCATTCCCATCACTTCTACTAGCCGCTGAGGGTTTCCTTGTAAGTAATCAGGAGTATACCTTACTCCCAACGGCATTTTATGGATGTGAAAAGGTGGGCGGTTCAAACCATACCTAACCCAAGAGTCGTTTCTTTCTTCATAGGCTGTTTCAGCTTCGTCGCCCATCTTTAAGTAACGTTCTACATAAGGCGCTTGGTGAAATGGTTTGTTCATTTTTTCTTCCCGACAATCCTTTGTATTTGGATATCGTCTTTATAGGCGATGCCATTTAAGGCATCTTCTATCGCTTTAAGGTAGTTGGTAGTATCTCCTCGGAGTTTGCTTTCCTCTACCTCTAGCGGAGTGATGGTTATCTGAGCTTTCTCTTTGCTCAGAACCACACTCATACTTATCGGCCCCTCAAAGAGAGGGCCTTTGTAATGTTCCTTGACTGCGTTCTCGTAGTCCCGAGTATTTTTAGGAGTGTACGCATAACCTTTCTTAGAGAACCTTGGTCTACCTT